GCCCGCCGTTGGCAGAGATGCCGCCTGGGCAATGGCCACACCAGGGTTCAGCGTCAGGATCGCGCCCGCATAGTTGCCGCGCAACCTGTCCAGCACTTTGGTCATTGTGGTCGAGCGCTTTCTTTGCGTGGTCTGCAGGTCGGTCAGCAGGTCATCGATGTAGTTCGTCGCGCTCTGGCCCCACTGCTCTTTCAGGATACCATTTTTCAGCATCTTGATGCCGTCCTCGGTCTCAATGCCACTGTTCAGCACCTTCTGCACATCCCGGATGGGTGCCGCCAGTCCGGCGTAGGCTGCCGTGTCCCGCAAACTCCGCTGTACCACGCTGCTGCACTCCTCCAGCAGGATGGGCATCTGGCTCTTGACACGGTTCTTCAGGAAGCCTCGGCCCTCAATGGTGGCATCCAGTTTCACGCCCTCGATCTGGGTCGCCAGCGCCGTCTTGTCCACCGCAATGGGGTAATAGTTTCTCACGGTGGCCCGCTGGTAGCCCAGCAGCTTCATGCTTGTCTCGTTGATCAGGTTCGTGGTGTAGCTGCCGAAGAAATTCTTCATGTCCTCGCACCAGGCCCGGTCGTAGTCGGTCATGGCCTTCTCCACGGCCTGGATCACGGTGTCGGCCATGGGGTTTCCCGCGCTGTCCTTCAGCATCCCGATCTTCACGGTCTGGCCCTTCTGGTAAGCCTTCTCAATGTCGCCCCTGTTGTACTCCTCCGCATCCGGGATCGTCAGGCCACCGTTCAGCAGGTGCTCCCGGCTGTCGGCGTTCTGCAGGTGCATGTACAGGCTGCACAGCTGGGCGTGGGTCAACGGTGCAGCCCGACCCTTGCTGTCCTTCAGGCCAATGTCCACCAGCTCCGCGCCCGGACCGGCGAATTTTTCCATCTGTCTCAGGTTCGCCTTGCCCGTCACATTGTCAAAGAGCTTCGTTCCCTCCACAGTGATCCGGGTCTGTTCCCGCTGGCCGTCATTCAGCATGGTGCCCAGCTTCTCCATCTGGCTGTTCTTTGCGTAGCCGCCCAGCATCCGAAACACACGGGTACCGCCCAGCATATCCAGGTTGTACCTGGTCAGGGCGCTCCGCAGCTTTCCATCGTTGCCCTTGCTCTGGCGCACCTCTGCAGCCGCCTCGTTGGCGATCTTGTCCACCGCTTCGGCTTTCTGCAAGCTCAGGGTCTTGTTTGCCGTCCGGATCACGTGCAGGGTGCTGGTCGTAATGGCTTTCAGCATCCGCATCTGGTCCACCGTCATGGGCAGATAGGTGCGGTTCTCTGTCTCCCGGATTCGCTTTCTCAGCCGGTCACGCAGCATCTCGGCCTTTTCGCTGTCCGGCAGTGCCTCGGCCTCTGTCAGCTGCTGGTTCAGCCGGTCAAGCTGGGCCTGCTTGCTGGCATTCAGGTCAGCCTGCAGCGCGTCGATGAGCTCCGGCACCTTGCTCAGCTTCCAGTCCTCGCTGATGCCGTTGGAGCTGTTCTCGGCTCCCACCGACTGCATGATGCTGGTGCGCAGGGCCGTCAGCCGGGCCACGGCGTGGTCGTTCAGCAGGGTCATATCCGCCAGCTTTGCCACCTCTGCCGCCTGCTGGATCAGGTGGGGCTGCACATACCGGTCCTTGCTGGGCCGCAGGATCATCTGGTTCAGCTGGGCAGCATTGGCCCGGATGCCTCGCCGCAGCTCGTCCTTCTGCCGACCGTCCCGGGCTTTCTGTACCCGCTTCTCAGCCAGCTTCTTGGCAATGGCAATGTCCTCGTCCCGCTGCTGCTGGGCTGCAGTGATGGCGATTGCGTTTCGCTCCGCCTGCTTTTCCTGCCACTCCTGAGCTTTGCGCTGGTTTTCCTGCTCCCATTCCAGCAGTTCGTTTTCCTGATGGATCAGCTGCCACTCGGCCCGATCAGCCCGGCGCTGTTCTCCTGCCACCTGGTGCGAAAGGTTCCAGTTCTCCCGCTTCAACTGTTTGTTTTCCAGCCGGATCTCGTCCAGCATCTGCTGGCGTTCTTCCTTCAGCCGCTTCTTTTCGGCCTTCCACTCCCGTTCGTAGGCTTCCTTCAGCACGTCCAGCTTTTCGGCCATGTCGCCGTAGTTGGTGATGTCCAGCCCCAGCGTATCCAGATTCTGATCCAGCAGCTTTTCTGCTTTTTCATTCCGCTTCTGCTGTTCTGTCCACTGCTGCAGTGCTTCATCCCGGCTTCCGTTCCGGCTGTTCTCATACATCCTTCGGTTGAACTCCCGGTTCTGCTCCTTCTGCACCTTCCGCAGGTCCTTCAGCGCCTGCTCCGCGTTCTCCTCGCCCACGGCAGCAGCCACAGCCTGGCGCTGCCAGCGCTGGAACCCGTCAAAGATGGCCTGTGCATCGGTCATCTCCGGCACGCTCAGGATATCACCCAGCATCCGGTCGGCCAGCTCCACTTTGGCATCCTCATACTCGGCAGCATCCGCAAAGCGGCTCATCATCCTGGGCTTGATGGCATCGTGCACGTTCATCAGCACATCCAGCCACTCGGTGCTCTCCATGCTGGCCGCGCCGTCCACGCCTGCCGCCTGGGCCGCGCCCCGGAACAATTCCGCTGCGCCCTGCTTTGTGCCGCCCATGCTCCTGGTATCGTTCACAATGGCCTCGTATTCTTCCGCCGGGTTTCCGTCTCGGTATCCTTCTTCCTGCCGCAGCTTCACGCCGTGCCGCCGGGCCTCCGCCACCGCTTCGCTCCACGTCCCGTACCGCTTCACCAGCTCCGCCTTGGCCGGGCCGTCCTTGTTCACCGTGTAGCTCAGGTCGTGGTATTCCGGGTACTCGTCCCACAGCTCGGTGTTCCGGTAGGTCGCCCCGCTCAGAATCTCATCTGCAATGGTCTCAGACAGCGCACTGGCCTTGCTCATGCTGGCCCCGTCCGCCGTCATGTACTCCACCAGCGCCCTGGTCTCTCCGGCAATCTTCGTCCGGTCGGCCCTGCTGCCGTTGGCCTTTGTCCACCGCACCGCCAGCCCGTCAATGGAATCCTGGCTGATCCGCACCCCGTGGGTCACACCCATCATCTGGGCCAGCGTTTCCATCGCCGCGCTGTTGTCCGCAATGGCCCGGCTTGCCTGCCGCTGGGTGTTCTTCCGCGCGTCCCGTTCCGCCTGTTCGGCCAGCTGGAAACGGACGTTCGGCACCTTGTTCAGCAGGGCCGTGCGCTGGGCATCGTCCCCAGCTTTGTAGAGCTTCACGTCAATGCCGGTCTCTTTCAGGCTGTCGATCAGGGTGCTGCTGGTGTTGTCGGGCAGGATCGCCGCCCGCACCTCATCAAAGCCAACGGCCCGCTGGGGCTTCGCTTCAAAGTACCCGGTGGGAATAGCAGCCACGTTCTTGTACAGGTTCAGGATCATCTGGGCCGTGTCCTTGCCAATGGTATACCCCTCTTTTGCAAAGGCCTTTCCAATGGCTGCCGCCGTCTGTTTTCCCTGTGCGGCCCGCAAAAGGATTTCACCGAGTATCTCCCTCTCCCCATAGCCGCTGTCCGAATGTGCAGCGGTCTCCTGTCGGATGCGGCTGATGACTTCTTCGATCTGGCCGTCGGCCTGTTCCAGCAGTGCCTTGTACTCCTCCTCCGGTATCTGCTGCAAGCGGCTCTTGTCCGCCCGCGCTTCATCCAGATTCTGATACTCCGCCGTCGCGGTGCTCATCAGGGTGCTGGCCGAAAGGCCCCATGTACCCTGCCCTCGTGCATTCTGAGCATTCATAGCAGCCACAAGGTTTTCCAGCGTGTAGCTGTTGTGCAGCTGGGCAAAACTGCGCCGGTTGCCGTTCCGGGTGTAAACTTCTTTTCCGTTGTAGATTCCCTTCTCACCCAGAATCTTCTCCACCTTCGGCAGGATCCATTCCTCCACATCCTGATCTGGTGCTTTCTCTTGCACTTCCTTCAGCATGGCATCGGTATCTCGCACCAGTTTTCCACCTTTGTCCTCTGTCACCATGTAATCATAAGCGTTATTCAGCAGTATCAGCAACTTCGGGGGGATTACTCTCTCGGCCTTTTTCTGAGCCTTTTCTTCGCTCCACCCGAACTCTTCCATCGCCCAGGCCTTTTCTGCTTCCCGCACCTTTTCCAGCACGGTATGGGCCAGATCATGGTTATCATTGGCCCGGTCGGTCTCAATGATGTTCCGCAGCGCTTCTTCACCGCCCACTGCTTCAATTGTCTTTTCGCTTCTCCGCACCTGTGAAGCAGTAAACCGTTCCTCCTGCTTCATGGCAACATCCACTGTCTCCCCGATGTCAGCCAGATATGCGGCCTTCACGCTGGGATTCTGGGCCAGCTTCTCTGCCAGCTGTTTCGGGCTCTT